TCACAGCTCCCAAGGAGGAGTAGTCCAGCGATAGCTTTGCGGCACTCCACGCCGGTCAAGATACTCCTGCCGCGCCTGCTCCCGTTCTTCTTCGTTGGGAGCGGTTTTGTACCGGGAATAGAGCTGCCGGTTCAGCATGGCGTCGAGCTTTTGCTCCAAGCCCTGCCGGATTTCTTCTTCAAAATCATCCTCGCCCCGCAGATGGTACATGGCGAGGTCGATGAACAGATCATAGGGGATTTGTACGCTTTTCATTTTCCTATCCTTTCCTATCCGCGACGGTCGCAACGATTGCGACGGTTGCTTTGATGGCATCATTTCCACCGTCGCGACCGTCGCAGCCGTCGCGCTGTCCTCAGTCGATTACTTCGTACTCAACATTGTCAATTATCATATAGGTGAGCTTCACCTGCCGCCCGAAGTGTTTGGCCCTGTTCTCATACCTCACATGGTACTCGTCCAGCAGCCTGCCGGATTTAACGTTCAGGTATTTGGTGAGGGCATTTGCCGCCATGCCTGTATTCACCGCTTCCGCAAGTTCGGTCGGACTGCCTGTCCATTCTCTGCTTTCGGAGGAAACAAGCTGGGAAACCGTATCCAATACCGGGTCGGGCGGCTCCTGATACGGTTCGTTCTCTGTCCGTTCAAGGCTCCATATCTGCGTGTCGGCATCTTTTTTCAGATATAGAATCTGATCCTGTTGATCTCGCCCCACGGCATCGACCGTGGCCTCCAATGCTGTCCGTTTCTTCTTCTGCATCAGGAGTGCTCCGTCTGCACAACCGAGAAGTCCTGTTGTGCCGGAGATCGTTTCAAAGCTGTCCCCGGCTGGCTGTTTTCTTGTGTGATGGACGGTAACGATGCAAATGCTGTGCCTGTCTGCAAAACGCTTGAATTTGCCGATGATCTCATAGTCGCTGGCGTAGCTGTAAGCCTCACCTCCGGCTTCCCGAATCTTCTGCATGGTGTCAATGATAACCAGCTTCGTGTCGGGGTGTTCCTTTATGAAATTCTCAAGCTGCTCGTCAAGACCGTTTCCGATTTTGTTTGCTGCCGTTGCAAAATGCAGGCTGGCGGTATCCGCCACGCCGTACATCATAAACATCCGGCTCTGGATTCTCTGGAAATCATCCTCCAGCGCGAGGTATAGAACCGTACCCTGATGGACTTCATAGCCCCACAGCCTTTGCCCTGTGCTGACATGGTAGGCAAGCTGCGCTACCAGAAATGATTTTCCGATTTTGGGCGCTCCTGCGAGGATATATGCCCCGGAGTAGAGCAGACCGTCTATGACGGGCGGTCTGCTCTTGTAGGCGGTCTGATACAGCTCTGTCATGGAAACCGTATGAAGATAATGCGGGTCGTTCATGCGTCGGATTCTCTCACGCATTTCCTCAATATTTTCCTCCGGGGGATTGCTTTCGCAGGTTTCATGTGGTATGCTCTGGTAGGTTGAATTGTGAGGCGGCTGCCCTCCATCTGCGCCAACAGATGGGATGAGGGCGGTCGTTTTCTCATTTCCCGTCATTTCGCTCACCTCCGGGAATCTGGAAGCCGTAGAACTTCTGCTTGAAATACTGGGCAGGGCATTTTCCGGCTACGGTCAGATAGCCCTGGGATTTCAGCTCTCTGTTCATTTCCCGGACAATCTGATACGCCTTGCTGCGGCTGATGCCCATGATCTCCGCCACCTCTGACGCTGTGATAAACTGTGCTCTCATAGTACCTCCTGTTTCAATGTGATTTTCCTCAGTCTGCGTATCTTTTGTTCACGCTCCTTTCCTCAGTCTCCCTGAAATACGCACCCTGAGTACATATTTTATTATACGCACACAAGATGCATCTGTCAAGCCTTTTCGAAATAAAAATATGTACTTGCAATTCACTTTATTCTGTGGTATGATATGGACGAGGTGAATCAGACATGGACAATTTCGATTATCCCGCCATTGGGCAGAGAATCAAGCAGCTCCGAAAACGCAAGGGGCTGAACCAGACCGAGCTGGCACAAATGCTGAAAAAATCTCTCCGCACCGTACAGAAGTACGAAACCGGAGAGATTGAAGTGTCGATTGCCGTTGTCAATCAGATCGCAGACCTGCTGGACACGACCTCAACCTATATTCTTGGGTATGAATCCAGCACGACACAGATCAGGACGCTTGCCGACGTGATGGACTTCCTCTTTAAGCTGGAAACGGTAGAGGGCATCGACTTCAAGATCAATGTGCAGAAGCCGCCCCGCAGCAAGCAATGGGAGTGCTCGGTTTCCTTTGATGGAAAGAGCACGGCGGAGTTCAATGCGGATATGTGCCTCTTTCTTGAACAGTGGGAGGATGAGCGCAGCGAGCTTCGCGCCTATAACTCCACGCAGGCAGCATATAAGCGCTGGAAGGAGCAGACGCTTGCATACTATGCCGCGAACGCAGTCAAATGCACAGAGCCAGAAGAACTTGACCGTGACGAACTGATTGCAAGACGGACGGAGCTTTTGGAAAAGAAATATGGTAAAAACGAGAGTAATGAGTAAATAACCCTATCAAAGCCTGATTCTTGAGGGAAGGAGGTAAAAATGTCAGTAACAAAAGACGGCGACACCGGTCGCTGGATGTCCCAGATCCGGGTAACGGACTGGACGGGCAAGACCATCCACAAAAAGAAGCGCGGCTTCGCCACCAAAAAGGAAGCCCTTCAATGGGAGCGTGACTTCATCAGCCAATCCACGGGCAGCCTCGGCATGAACTTTGGGGATTTCATTGAATTGTATGTCAAGGATATGGAGCACCGCCTCAAGCCCTCCACCGTTGCCAGCAAGAAATGGCTGATCGACCTGAAGGTAACGCCCTTCTTCAAGAAAATCCCACTGAATGAGATCAAGCCTACCCATGTGCGCCAGTGGCAGAACTCTCTGACCAGCTACCGCGATGAAAGCGGCAAGCCCTACTCCCAAACCTATCTCAAGTGCATCAACAACCAGCTCACGGCAATTTTCAACTACGCAGTCAAGTACTATGGACTGAAAGAAAATCCATGCCACAAAGCGGGAAGTATGGGTAAGAAACACGCCGATGAGATGCTGTTCTGGACAAGGCAGGAGTTTCAGACATTCATTGAGGTTATGAAAGACCGGCCTGCCAGCTATGCGGTATTTATGACCTTGTACTTCACCGGAATCCGTGAAGGAGAGCTGCTGGCGCTTACGCCGTCGGACATCGACTTTGAAAAGAAAACCCTGACGGTAAACAAGAGCTATCAGCGTCTCGGCAGAGAGGACATCATCACCACGCCGAAAACGCCCAAGAGCAACCGCACCATTCCCATTCCCGACGGTCTTTGCACCTGTTTACAGGAGTATATGTCCCATTGCTACGGGCTGCAAAAGGACGACCGGCTCTTTCCCTACACCAAGAGCTTTCTGTATCACGAAATGGAGTATGGCTGCAAGGCATCGGGGGTAAAGCGCATCCGGGTGCATGACATTCGCCACAGCCACGCCAGCCTGCTGGTGGAGATGGGCTTCTCTCCGCTGCTGATCGCGGAGCGGCTCGGACATGAAAAGGTGCAGACAACGATGGACACGTACAGCCACCTGTACCCCAACAAGCAGGTGGAGGTAGCCAGACAGCTTGACGGCATTATGCCGTGAGCCTCTGGCTACAAAAATCGCTGCAAATGTAGCCAATTTGTAGCCACTAAAAAAGAAAAATCCTGAAAAACGCTGTATTACCAACGCTTTTCAGGATTCAGAAAACACTAAATATTTATTCCCACTCAATCGTCCCGGAGGGCTTCGGTGTCAGGTCGTAAAGGACACGGTTCACACCTTTCACTTCGGATGTGATGCGCTGTGTGATTTTCTGCAGCAACGCAAACGGCACATCCTCCACCGTGGCGGTCATTGCATCCACGGTATTTACCGCACGCAGAATGACCGGCCAGTCGAAGGTACGCACTCCCTCATGCACACCCACTGACTTGAAATCGGGCACTACCGTGAAATACTGCCACACCTTGCCCTCCAGGCCCGCCTTTGCAAATTCTTCCCGCAGGATCGCGTCGGATTCCCGCACAGCCTCCAGCCTGTCGCGGGTGATTGCGCCCAGACACCGCACGCCAAGGCCCGGGCCGGGGAACGGCTGACGGTATACCATGCTGTCGGGCAGGCCCAACGCCTTACCACAGGCACGCACCTCATCCTTAAACAACATTTTCAGCGGTTCCACCAGCGCGAAATCCAAATCCTCCGGCAGGCCTCCCACATTGTGGTGCGACTTAACAGCTTTCACTGTTTTCGTTCCGCTCTCAATGATATCCGGATAAATCGTGCCCTGCGCCAGGAAATGGATACCGTCCAGCTTGCGTGCTTCTTCTTCAAACACACGGATAAACTCCGCGCCGATAATCTTGCGCTTCTGCTCCGGCTCGGCAACGCCCGACAGTTTATTCAGGAAGCGGTCCACCGCGTCCACATAAATGAGGTTGGCGTCCATCTGGTTGCGGAACACCTCCACAACCTGCTCCGGTTCTCCTTTGCGCAGCAGACCATGGTTTACATGCACGCACACCAGCTGCTTGCCGATGGCCTTGATGAGCAACGCCGCCACGACCGAGGAATCCACGCCGCCGGACAATGCCAGAAGCACTTTTTTATCTCCCACCTGTCGGCGGATCAGCTCGACCTGGTCTGCAATGAAGTTCTCCATGTTCCAGTTGGGCTGCGCACCGCAGGCATCGAATACAAATTCGGACAGGACGGCTTTCCGCTGCGCCGCATCTGTGGGCCACGGCGCGCCGCCTTTGTGGCCAGGCTGCAAAAGCGGCAGGCCGCAGCCATAGATATCGCTGCACGCGTCGATCTCCACACCGTCCACCACATGGTTGGGGCCGCCGTTCAGAATAACCCCCTTTACATTGGGCAGCGCATTCAACTCCGCCAGTGTAATATCGTGGGGATAGATCTCACTGTACACTCCCAACGCGCGAATCTCCCGGGCAAGACGCGGGTTTTCCTCGCTGCCCAGGTCCAGAATCACGATCATGTCCTGCTTCATGGATAGAAGCCTCCTCCGGCAATATTTTTTTTATTTTACCACGATTCGACGCTTTTCCGCAACCTGCCCGGAAGAAAAGCACCTTTTGGCCCAAGCGCTGCAGCCAAAAGGCCGCAAAGGGCTTTTCTGCGCTCTTTGCGGCCTTTTCTCACTCGAATTCAATGACTTTTCATTGCTTATACGTCTCTACAAGGCGAGACACCTGGTGTTTTGTATGCTTTTTGATACATATTGTATTCCGTCCAATGTCTCCGAAAAATAGCGGTATCACAGCGGTATCACGGCCTCCCACCGTGAACGTCACCTCGCCTTATTCAACACTCAAAAGCGGACAGCTCGTAAGCTGTCCGCTTTGTTACTTTTATTCTGCCTTGCGCAGTTCTTTGAGCGTCGCCGTGTGATTCATCACAACTGTCTCCAGCGTGCGCAGCCGGTCACGCATATCATCAATCTGCGCGGCGCGATCGTTCGCTTTGTCCAGCTTCTCCGCAATATCGGTGTACTGCTCTGCGATAAGGCTGATTTTGTGGTCTTGCTGCTCCACAAGCATGCGAGTATGACGTACTTCTTCTTTTAGGCTTTCCTGCCCAGCTTCAAGCTGCTTCTGCCCGGCTTCAAGCTGCTTCTGCCCGGCTTCAAGCTGCTTCTGCCCGGCTTCAAGCTGCTTCTGCCCGGCTTCAAGCTGCTTCTGCCCGGCTTC